CGTAAAGCGCGAGACTGCTAAGGCGGAAGCCAAAGAGGACAGCAAGCCGTCCTCCGCTGCGCGTGAGCGTGCAGAAGAGCAGGGCAAAAAGCAGGATTCTGGCGATGCCGGCGTAGCCGAGCGGTACCAAGGCCCGCGTAAGGAGCCTGTCTCTAGCGCCCCGGCCAAGAAGCCCACTGCGGACAAAGCTCCTGCTAAGTCAGAAACCAAAGCACCTGCCAAAGCGGAGACTCGCGACTACTCCAACGAGGGTCGGTCCAGCAAGGCCCCCGCTGCGGCAGAATCAAAGGGCAAGTCCCTTGTGGATCAAATCCCTCGCGACAAGGCAACCCCTGTTTCGGGTGAGAAGGTTGACAGCACCGAGATGAGCCGCAACATCAACAACGCACTGAACGCCACCCCCGGCATTCAAGCGGTCGGGCGTTTGAAAAGTGCCGGCCAAGCAGCCCAAAAAGCCGGTAGCCGCGCGCTGTCCACCGCTGTGGATGATGGTGTGACCTACTTGGGCAAGTCCGGCCGCCGTCAGGTTGGTGGATTTGATGAGCTGGGCGCCGCTGCCAAGCAGTTGGCTGACAGCCGTAAAGCCGCGATTGCTCGTGAGAGCGCTGCTACTCTGGCAAACAACCCAACAAAGCGCATTGGCGGCCCATCCAAGGGTGATCTGGTCGCTCGCGACCGCGCTGCCCGTGAGGCCAAGCGACGCGCAGAGATGGGCGAAGAGAACGCAGCTCGCTACGGTCTTGACCCCAAGTCTCCGGACTATGCGGACAAAGCCAAAGCAGTGCGTGACAGTATCGGCGGAAATGATTTCTCCTTGGGAATGAAAAAAGGCGGAGCTGTCAAAGGCTGGGGTATGGCACGAGGCGCGCGGAAGGCGAAAATCGTATGAGGGCCAGTCGCGGCATGGGGGCTATGGCCCCCTCTAAAATGCCCAAAGGCGTGCGTAAGGCACGCCGGGACGACACCGACTTCACGCAATACGCTGAAGGCGGTAAGGTTGGGTTGTATGCCAACATCAACGCCAAGCGAGCTCGCGGCGATAAGATGCGCAAACCGGGGCAAAAGGGTGCCCCTACCGCGCAGGCGTTCATCGACTCGGCGAAAACAGCGAAGAAGTAAACCATGGCAATCTCCGGCACCACAGCATTCAACATGGACCTCACCGAGCTGGTGGAGGAGGCGTTCGAGCGCTGCGGTGCTGAGCTGCGTACTGGTTATGACCTGCGCACGGCCCGCCGCTCCTTGAACTTAATGTTCGCCGACTGGGCCAACCGCGGCATCAACATGTGGACGTTCGAGCAGGGGACGATCGCACTGGTTCCCGGACAAGCCACGTATGACCTCCCGGCCGACACCGTCGACCTTATGGAGCACGTCATCCGCACGGGCGCGGGTAGCGCATCGACGCAAGCGGACCTGAACATCACCCGGATCAGCGTCTCCACCTACGCCACGATCCCCAACAAGCTGCAGCAAGCCCGGCCTATTCAGGTCTGGATTGAGCGCCTGCAGGCTGCTCCGCGCATCACGGTCTGGCCTGTCCCAGACAACACCACGACCTACACTTTCGTGTATTGGCGCCTCAAACGCATCGACGATGCGGGCAACGGCGTGAACACGATGGATGTGCCGTTCCGATTCTTGAACGCCATGGTGGCGGGCTTGGCCTATTACTTGGGGATGAAGATTCCCGGTGCCGCTCAGCGTTTAGATATGCTGAAAGCCCAGTACGATGAGGCTTGGGACTTGGCCAGCTCTGAGGACCGCGAAAAAGCTGCGGTTCGCTTTGTGCCGCGTCACAACTTCATTGGCAACGGGGGCTACTGATGAGCAACCGGTTTGCGTCGGGCCCACGGGCCATTGCGATGTGCGACATTTGCGGATTTCAGTTCAAGCTGAAAGAACTGCGCACGCAGATCGTCAAGACCAAACCGGTAAACGACCGCGTCTGCAAGGAGTGCTGGTCCCCTGACCACCCGCAGCTGCAGCTTGGCATGTATCCTGTGGATGACCCACAGGCTTTGCGCAACCCCCGTAACGACACAACCTACGTCACTGCGGGTACAAACGCCAACGGCAATCTGACCGGCGGCTCGCGGGACATTCAATGGGGCTGGGCACCGGTTGGCGGTGCGAGCAATTTCGACGCGGGGCTAACCCCGAACTACTTGGCATCAACATCAATTGTTGGTACAGTCACAATATCTTGAAGGAGTCCATCATGGCATTCACAAAATCCGCCGACGGCATCGCCAAAAAAGGCAAAACCCAAGGCACAAACTTGGGCGATAGCGGCCCCACATCCAAAGAGATGATGGGCGGCAAACCCGGTAAAAGCGGTGGCGGCAAGACCAATGCCAACATGAAGACCATGGGTCGCGGCTTGGCCAAGATCGCAGCACAAAAGCGAGGCTGATATGGCAACCTTCAGTAAAAAATTGATGGGCAAAGAGGTTGGCCAAGCCAGCACTTATGCCAAACCGCACACCATGTCTGGCAAGGTCGTAAAGGCTGAGTCTCAACCCGGTCGTGGTCCTAATCGCAATCGCTTAGAGACCGTGGATATGTCCGTTGGCAACATCGACAAGTCCGGCAACGAGCATGGCGTCAAGACTTCCGGCATCAAAACCCGCGGCAACGGCGCAGCTACCAAAGGCGTAATGGCCCGCGGCCCAATGGCTTAAAAGCATGACATACACCGAACTTGTCACCGCGGTTCAGGACTATTGTGAGAACACGTTTCTCACGAGAGATATGGACACGTTTATTCGTCAGGCGGAGCAGCGCATCTATAACACGGTGCAGTTGGCCAGCTTGCGAAAGAACATGACGGGTTCGCTGAACACCGACAATAAGTACCTGACTGCCCCATACGATTTCCTGTCGGCGTACTCGCTGGCAGTCATCGACAGCGATGGCAACTACCAGTACCTGTTGAACAAGGATGTCAACTTCATCCGTGAAGCGTATCCCAACCCGTCGGCCACCGGTCTGCCAAAGCACTACGCTATCTTCGGCCCGGCTTCGGTGGATGTAAACGAGCTGACATTTATTGTTGGCCCCACGCCAGATGCTGATTACGGCGTTGAGCTGCACTTCTACTACTACCCCGAGTCAATCGTCACTGCTGGCACCACATGGTTGGGCGACAACTTTGATTCTGCATTGCTCAACGGCACAATGGTGGAAGCGATTCGGTTTATGAAGGGCGAGGCCGACATGGTCAAGTTCTACCAAGATATGTACCTTCAGGCGGTTACCCTGCTCAAGAACTTGGGTGATGGCAAACAACGCATGGACGCATACCGTGACGGTCAGGTTAGGACTCCAGTCGCATGACCAGTATTGTTCAAACCCAGACGACCAGCTTCAAAAAAGAGCTGTACGAGGCCGTCCACGACTTCACCACGGATACTTTCAAGATTGCGTTGTACACAGCCAGCGCCGACTTGAACGAGGCCACTACAGCCTATTCCACCTCCAACGAGGTGGTAGGCACGGGGTATGTCGCCGGCGGCGTAATCCTCACCGGGGTGACCATTGGGTCATCCGGATACACGGCATACGTCAACTTTGCCAACGCCGCATTTGGCGCTTCGGTTACTGCGCGGTGCGCCTTGATCTACAATTCCAGCAAAGCCAACCGCTCTGTTGCGGTGCTGGACTTTGGCTCCGATAAAACATCAGCCAGTTTTATCGTCACCATGCCGGCCAACACTTCAACTACCGCGCTTATCCGCGCATCCAATTAAGGAGTCATCATGACAAAAGAGCTTTCGAATTTTGGCGACCACGCTGTGGCCACCCTGCAGACAAACGCCGCCGGCTCTGAGTCCGTTGGCATTGAAGGCGTGTACCACGTTGAGTGCCGCGACGCCGACGGCAACCTGAAGTGGCAAGACTCGTTCCCCAACTTGGTCAACGCTGTGGGCAAGCAGCTGATGCTGGACACCCTGTTGTCTGGCTCCTCGTACACCACAGTCGGCCCATTCCTCGGCCTGATCTCCGGCGCCAGCCCCACTTTTGCAGCTGCCGACACCATGTCCTCGCACAGCGGTTGGACTGAGTTCACAAACTACACAGTTGGCGGCTCGGCCGTTCGCGGCACAGCCTCGTTTGGCTCTGCTTCGTCTTCCGGCACAACCCCCACCAACGTGACCACAAAGACCGCTTCGGCCATCACATACACCATCACTGGTGGCGGTGGCACGGTGGGTGGCTGCTTCTTGGTGACTGGCTCCGGCGCTTCTTCGACTCTGAGCAACACCTCCGGTACGCTGTACAGCGCAGGCGCATTCGGCACTGCCAAAGTTACAACCGCCGGTGACACTGTCAGCGTGACATACAGCACCACTGCAACTTCTTAATAGGAGCACCCCGTGGCTCTGATCTTATCGAACCGAGTTCAAGAGACGGCGACGGCGAATACAACAGTGAGCTTCACGCTCACTGGCGCTGTGTCGGGCTTCCAAACCTTCACAGCGGGCGTTGGCAACACCAACACGACGTATTACTCGGCCACGGATGCCTCCGGCAACTGGGAGGTGGGTCTTGGCACGTTCTCAACGACAGGCCCCACCCTTACACGCACCACGATCTACTCGTCCAGCAACTCCGGTAGTGCGGTCACGTTCTCCGGCGCGGTCAATGTGTTTGTCACATACC